ATAACCCCAGTTATCAAACGCTGGTTGTTGCATGTGATAAGAACCTTGAAACCCTGAAGATGTTTTACGATCAGGGTTAGCAGCTAGGTTAAACCCTGCTTTACCGCTTTTATATCCGTCATAAAAATATTTTTGCTGTGCATAGGTACGCACACCAGATACAACTTTAACTTTGTTACGGATACGGCTGTCTCTAAAGAACGCTTCTAACCTGCGTTTGAACTCTGGGTGTAATAGTTCAATGTTAACGTGTTTACTCGTCGTCGGTATCATTTTGCTCCTCTAAATGTTTAATATAAGCAGCTTGTAAACATATTGTGTAATGCAATGGGAATTGTTTTCGTAATTCTTCTAAAACTTTTGCTGGGGAAAGTTCCATTATACTGAACCTGCTTTAATTAAAGTCCAAGTTCCAGTCCCTGTTTTGTAATATGTCTGGTTGTTGTCCGAGTCTATCCAAAGGTCACCGTTTGAACTAACGTCGTCACTTGGTTGTCCCCCTTGAGTAAAAATGTTTGCAGCATGCTCACATTTAGCGTTGTAACGACCAGCAACATTCATTTCTGTATAAGAACCACTTGCTGTAGTTAAATTAGGAAACTTGTAAACAACATCTCTATCGTCTGGATCTTCAATCTTAAACGTAGCCTCATAAGAATTATCACTATCTCCTTCAAAAACCAAAGGGAGTTCACCTTGCAACACAGCACCTGTTAACGTAACAGCACCAGTGACAGTAAGACCACCATTAGCTGTTACTAAACCAGTAAACGTAGGTGTTGTATCCCAAGCAGACTGCCCAGTACCAGTACCAATAAGAATAGCACCAGTAGTAGGAGTCGTATCCCCAATACCTACCTTCTCCTCAATCTCAATAATTGCATCATTATACACTTCGTGCATCTCAGCATGATTAGGAGAATTTAAATTAGCAGTATCAGAAATACTAGCAGGAAGCGCACTCGTCGTATCAAGACTAGATGGAAAATTAGAAGTAGCCATTCACCCTCCTACGGAGTCAAATCAATAGTAAATACACCGCCAGCAGCAAACGTAATCGTAAACGTTCCATTACTAGACGAGAAATCAGAACCAAAATCAATATACGCAATCAACGGGTCATCAGTCAAAGAATCATCATAAATCACAGCACCCCTAGCATTCGTAATAGTCGCAGACGACCACGACGTATCAGCAGCATCAAACTTAATCGTACCACCTGTTTGCGTCAAAGCCAAACTACTTAACGTGTTACCACCAGCAGTATACCCTGACCCAGAAACCTCATTAGAAACGTCACCTTTAAAGTCATGCGCCCCAAAGTCAGGGGTATACGATGACGTAACCAACATAATTTTAATCGTGTCACTATCTAAATCCAACGCCAAAGTATTCTTCAAAGCGTTAAGAAACGTTATTCCATAAAGACCACTAGCCATCAGCGTTCTCCTCGTCTGCCACAACCTTCGCCTTAATAGTCTCAGGTGCTATAACTACGTGTACTTGTTCTTCTTCCATGATGTCCAATAATAATCTAATCAAATAAAAAAAGATAGAGGGTAGGCTAACCTCCCAGTAAAGTCAGCCTACCCTACTATCGTTAGGTACTATTAGTTAGTGCCTATTGAGGATGATGTTTCAATCCTTCGGATACATTCCTCACGGAATCTTCCGTATCCTACAAGGTGATACCAACCAACTGTGTTGAATCGGCGTAAGCTGTCGGTTACAGGACCGAATACGATGCTTGGGTCAGCACCGAAACCAGCAGCAGCACTGTGCGCTTTTGCTAGAGCTTGTTTACCAACTATTACAGTTTTGTATTCATCAACGTTAGAAGCACCAGCGTCAGCGGTTAGCGTGATTCTTGGTGTTTCAATGAAGTCAACTCCACCGAATGTACCGATGCTACCTGTGCGGACAGCGGCTCCATCTAGGCGGTTTTGCATTTGAATAATGTCAGTTACGCCTGTAGCTGCACGAAGATCAAAAGAAACGTCAGGGTGGATAAATCCAACATAAACGTTGCCATTGAATGCAGGTGCAGAAGCAGCTCGTAGGTTAGCAACAGCTTTACGGATAAGAGCAGCGGTGATAACATCGCCTGCTGCTAGTTCTCCTGTAGCTGTAGCATCGCCACCGTATAATACGTTGCTGCCTTCAGTTACAATGTCGTGAACAATCTTATCAAGGCTGTCACCCATGTTGTAACCGATAATGTTCGCAGCATCAGCATCTATGTTTAAGAAGCTGGTTCCACGTGCTTTAGCGGTGGTTTGTACTGAATTACCATACTCAGCAAGAGTTACCGTAACTTGTGCATCACCCAATGTTGCAGGGGAAATGTCAGCGGTTTCGGAAATTGCTGAAGTGGATTGTGATAAATCGCTGTACTTTGTGAACTTAACGCTTGCACCAGCGTGCGATTGGTTTGTGGTTTTCACATCGCAAACCATCTCAAAAAGAGGTTGTGATCGCAACGCAAAGTAAGCGAGCTGTTCAAATGCTGCGTTACCAGCGGAGTTCAGCGAACTCATTTGTGTTATTGCCATTAGGCTATTCTCCAATTAAATTTTGGAGCCTACCTCACGTCATAGCGTTAAAAGTACCGCCATTAGATTCCCACAACTGTCGCAGTTCATCTTCGTTCTTAGTTTGTTTAATTAAACTCTCAAATTGTGGGTCAGTGACAGGACCAGCATCATCACCAGCTTCAGCGATTCTTTGTTCCGCCTCTACCTGTGCTGCAAACTGCGCCTGTTGATCTACCAAAGACGTATCAGCTTGAGCTACCACATTAGATAACCCTGCGCTATTAGCCTCAGCTTGTATCGCATCAACAGTTAACTCGCCTTCGTAGCCTTTCATAAAGTACTCAGTCATCCTATTGGATGGGTCTAAGCCAGCATCACGAAACACTTCTTTGCGTTGCATCTGTTGAACTTGCGCTTCAAGCTCATCAGCCCTCTTAGCTTTCGCCTCAAGTTCTCTACGCCAATTTGGTTTGGATTCGGTACTAGAAACTTCTTCCGTTTCTGTAGACTCTGTTTCCATTATGTCACTCACCTTTACGTACACGCTAACAACGGTGGAATGTTAGCGGAGTTTAATTTTGTGTGAACGGCTCACCCTCTTAGTGGGGCAGATCACATAATTAAATATAAGTAAAATACAAGGTTTTGTAAACAACCTATGACATTTGGGTTGAGCCTAGCCCAGTAACACCTGTCTGTTGCAACAATCCTCCAGAACCTGATTGTCTAGTTTGTTGCCTTCTTTGCCGCATACGACGCACTAAATTAGCGTCACCAGCATCTAAACCAAACGCAGATGAAGCTAACGTATCAGTAGAAACGCCTTCGCTAGATAACGTAGATTGCGTTAACCCTGCTTGTGGAGATAAAGCAGAACCTATCTGTATCGGTTGCACATTACGTGACGCTAACTCTTCAGCCACGCTAGCGCTAAAGCCTTGACCCACAGTATCTACCGCCGCTGACGATAACCCAGCAGCAGTCATCTGTACCTTCTGCTCCATTAAAGTTACGCCTCTTTCAGGGTCTAAGAAATACGCTATCATATCTCCGTCACCTATCTCAGGGTATAAACGTCGCAACTCGTCTTGCAAGTTTGGGTCAATGTTAGAAACTGCTTGTGCTGCTAATGCTGTGCGTGATGCAAATTCTTCAGCGGATACGTCGTTGCCTATGAAGTTAGCGAAGTCGTCAGGCGAATCGTAAAATGATTTAGGTAAACCAAATTCAGCTAATACGTTAGCGTAGTTGCGTTCTAACGCAATGTATTCGTCTATTGATACAGCATTTAAACCGTTTTCTAAACGTTGGTCCATGCCTTTAAAGCGTTCTTTAAATTCATTTGTTTGCCTTAGCCTGTAAATCATTTGGTTAACAGTAAAGTCTTTAGAAACGTATTCTTTAATTTCGTCTAGCAATGACACAGGCAAGCCGTAGTCTTCTAACATTTGTTTCATAGCGTCGTATGCTGCGTTATCTGTAACAGGAGCTGTTTCAGTAGGTAGTTCAGGTTCAGTTGCAGGTGTAGTAACAACAGGAGGTCCGTACACTCCTGTGTTTGGACCTGAGTTAGCAGTTTCTCCTATTGCCATAATTACAACCTTCCAAACGCTTGAGCTAAACCATCAACAAGATTATATATCTTATTCTGACCCTCATTACTATCTAAATAATCATCAGTAGTACGCACATAATTCTCAGCCTCCCACGTAGTCATCGCCCTAACCTTATTAGAAGAAGGGTCAACATACGACAAAATAGGATTCCACTTACTATCACGCAAATCAACTGTCTTACCCAACAACCTCTCAATAGCAGCCTCAGTATTAGCAAACAAACCTTTAGGACTTACACCCAACTCAGTAGCTTGCCCTTCTAAATGAGGATACGCAACCTTAGCCATATCTTGCAATATTTGTTGAAACTCATCAGTATTCAAATCACCACTAAGCATTTGCTCTGCATAATCTCTAGCTTGTTCTTCAGTCATATTTAAATAATAATTGCCAGCCTCTTTCAAATTCTCTTCTACTAACCCTTGGAAACTTGTCAACTCGTTAGTCATTTCTTTATTCTCTACGGCTGCAAATACTTGTTTAAATAACTTATCTGTGTTTGCTTCAGTGACAAAACCATTTAACCGTTGGAAATCTAACGCTAAATTGTAAACCTCATCGTCAGTTAACTCATATCCTAGACCACGCAACGCATTATCAACAGAATCTATAGTCGCTTGCAAAAACTCTAAACGATCTACTTCACTTAATCTAGCAAAGTCAACATCAAACTCTCGCATAAGAGAATTATTTTCCATACCCCATTTAGTATTACGTAACAAACTCGGAATAATAGTATTAATAGACTGTTCTGAATCAGCTTGTATTGTCCCAGATTCTAAATACCCAACTAAAGATTGTTGAAAAATAGCTGACTCATCATTGTACGGAACCACGTTACCATTAACATCAATACCAAATAACAAGTCTTGTTCTTGGTCACGCTCATACATAAACATACCGAACGCACCGTATTGTTCGCCTAAAGCGACTTCTTCAGGTAGCAACGGAGACTCAACACCCAACCCAAGGCTCTTAGCTACTTGATTAAATTCGTCACCTGTCATAGGGTCACGTTCTGCTGTAGTAGTTGCAGTTGACTGTTCTTCCATTATCTGCTGACCTACATTAAACTCACTAGGGCTTCTAGTCCCCATACCAGAACCACGAGCAAACCCTGTCATATTTTGCCCAGCAAAAACATCAGGAACACCAATTCTATTAAGAGTGCTACCTTGCATTTCAGCACTCTGTCTAACCTGCACACTTTGACCAGTACGAATAAGATTAGCTTCATCACGCCGACGATTTACTAAATCACCACCAGATTCTTTAGCTAAAACGTTAGTATAATGTGTCGCTAACGCAGCAAAATTTTCAGTATCTATAGCTTTATTAACTTCACGAATAGTTTGCGGACCAGTAGTCCCATAATTGTAAGTAACTGAAAGCACAGCAGCTTGAACATTATTAGGCATCTCTTCATAACGTGCTTGACCAGCAGCTAACACTTCTTCCCTGTTATTAAAACCAAATATTTGAGTATCACCATTTTTCGCAACTTCAATACGTATTTCAGAACCGCCCTCATATTCAATATTGTCTTGCGCCCACGCATACGCCCAATCATTATCTACATCAGAATGAACAGAATCAGCAAACATAACAGCTTCATTTAAACCTAACTCTGCAAATAAAATATCTTTATGAATTTGAAAATCTTGATCAAATAAAGCTAAAGCCTCATCGTCAGTAATACCACCAGAAAAATCTTCTTCATTGCTAATAAGATGCCCATACCCTATTGTCGGGTTACCTGCTGAATCTTCATACACATAATGACGTTGCGTAGCTGTATCAAATTTATCGCCTTCGTGAGCAAGCAACAACGCTTTTGCATCATCATCTGCTTGACCAAACGTAGTACGTGGAGGGCGTTCAGGCATACGAGCAGTAACAATATCTAAAGCTGATTGTAATTCAGAATCAGTTTTAGCTATTTGTTCAAGTTGGTTCCAATTAATATCAGGAATAGCCATATTGCCCCCATTGCCTCCAAACAAAATCATAATCAGCCAAATAAACAGCACCGTACAAGTCTAACATTACATGTTCCTAACAGCAGCTTCTATAGCCCTAATAGTTGAACCCTGCGCCTCAGCCAAAGTTCGTTGAGGAAACTCTTCCTGCACAAACTTCTTAGCTTGAGCATCTACCATAGGCATTTGCAAACCTCCAGTAAAATGAGCGTCAACAGTATCTTTCATTAACCGCACAAACGCTTGTTTCTGTTGCTCTGATAACTCAACGCCTAGTACTTGACCAGCTTTGTTATTAACGGTGTCCATTAAATAAACAGGGTCGTAGTCTTTGTATCCTGCTTGTTTAGCGCTTTCTGCTATACCTATATCAAACAACTCTTCTATTTCTGCAACAGTTCTTCCGCTTTGCCCTGCTGCTATATCAAATACAGTAGATATTCCAAGCCCTGATTGCCCAGCTATATTAATCTTATCGCCATCTTCATACACAGGAAATGTTGGTTTAAATGAATCCATTACAGCGTATGCGTTTGTCATTTGCATTCTAAAAAAGTATTCGTTAAACGTGCCATCTGCTTTGTATATTTGGTCCATGCCAGAGCCAAAGAAATCAGCTAATTCAATAGAAATTAGTTCTCTTTCTCGTTGCGGTAATTGTCCAATTAACTCGTCAACTTCTTCTTTAATAAACCATTCTTCGTATTCATCAACTAACCCATACAAAGGGTCATCTAAAACTGCTTGAAGATTAGCTTCAGTAGCAGTATTAAATAAATTAGCGTACCTACTTTTTGTGGGGTCAAATGTACCAAATGTAGGAGCTGTTAAAGACCTAATAGATTGAGTTCTTGGGTCTAATTCTCTTTGATCTAAAAACTCAGATATTTGTTCTGTAGTTGCTTCAGGCGTAATACGACCATATTGAATTAACGCTAACACACTATCAAGCGTGACGGTAGGAGAAATTGCCATTGCCGAATTAGCTAACAACTTTGCTTCTGTAAGATCAGTGTTAGCTAAATCTCCTGTAGTAAGTCTTTTATTTATTTCGTTAATAGTATCATCGCTCAAAGTATCAGTTATCAAACTCTGAACATAAGCTGCTTGATTATCACCAAATACTCTCGTTAAATTAGCTATCGCTTCATCACTTAACATACAAACATCCTAGTCTATCCAACTCGTTTCTGGAATAAGGTCATTCTCTAAATACCGTGTAAAGAACAAAGCAAAGTCAGGTCTAGTAGCAAACTCATTCCACCTAATATCTTCCCACTCAAGCCTTAACAACAAATTCTCACCAGCTTCTATATCAGGATTAGGCACTGTTTCTAACCTACGTTGCATGTCATCACGCTGATCTAAATACTCAACAAGGCTACCAACCCAAGGTTTATACGCTAAATCAGGGTCTTCAACCAAAGCTCTAGCTGCTTCTATAACATCAGTAACATACGAAGACGTAGAAAACTCGTTAAGAGCCTCACCAAACAAAGGATACTTTACGCTCAAACGTTCTTTCTCTTGGTCATACAATCTTTTTAATTCAGCATGAACATTAGTATTAGGTGAATTACTTAACCCATCTCTAGCATTTAACAACGCATTATACGAAGGACCACCCTCAGTTAAAGGCGTATCTTTCCACGCATTTAACTCAACATAGCCACGTTGTATTTCAGTTTGTTTAATAAATTCTTCAGGCGTATACACTTCACGCCAACCTTCATTCATGTACATTTGATGCACAGCAGGCGAGAAAGAAGCATCTTCAATAATGCTAGACCTTAACGAATCTGTTACAACAGCAGTTAACGCAGGGTACTTGCGTATAAAGTCTTCATGTTTTTGAGATAACTTAAATGATTCTATTGTAGGAGCAACGCCTTTAGCGTTACGTGTAGCGTTACCAGTTAAGAAAAAGAACTCTTCTCCGTGTTCAGCTAAGAACACTTTAACAGCCCATTCATTAGATTCACCAATTAACCTAGCTTGATCTTGCAACTCTGAAAGACGAGTTATTTGTGGACCATACGGAGTGCTTGCGTTTGTAGCAACAGGAATAACTGAACTAGCAAGAAACTTTAAATACCCTATACTTGTTGTCATTTCTTCAGCTTTTTTAATAACAGCATCCATTACTTCAGGGTCTGAATAATCGTAAGGCGTTCCAGCTTCACGTGCTTTAGCGTCAAGATACTGCACCATGCTAATCATAGTTAAACCATAATTTTGTGTATTGCCTAACCCCATTCGTTCATTTGGCTTTAACGCTTTATACCATGCGTGTCCAGCCCATGCAGGTGCAAACTCTTGAATAGCACGTTCAACTATATTTCCGTCTGGGTGTCCAAAAGGAAACATCCAACCAACAAGACCTTCTACTTCAGGTTTTTTTAAATCAAACATAAACGTTCGTATAGGCAACGTAATAAACGGACCAGCACTCGGAGATGTTTTAGTCAACATAGTAAACAAACCATCTTTATCAAGGTTAATACCAATCTCATCAGCAAGTTTACCTACACTACCTATAGGAGCACTAGGCAACACACGATTAGCAGCATCACTAATAGCATGAGTAAATTTAGGATTAGTTAAAAATGATGCAAGCCCACTATTGCTTGGTCTAAACACAAGATTAACATTTCCAAACTGATCTTCTTCTTGAGTTATGCCTAATATTGGAAGCTCAAGGTCTTCTTTAGTAAACAAACGAACACCTTTGTACGCAAACGCAGGATTTTCAAGAGCCAACCCAGCCCACCTACCAATGACTTCTTGCCACGCATTAAAGAACGGTGACATAAACCCAACCATTTCAGCAAGTTCGCTGTGCTCTGCTAACTCATATAACACTTCTCTAGTGTCTTTAAACGCTGCTTTACGAGCTTCTTCTTCCATACGAATAACATCTTTAGGCGTTAAATCATACGTGCCATCAGCTTTAACATACGGAGCCGTGTTGTCTATTAAATGTTTTCTATACCGTGCTTCAAAAAACGGACCTCTAGAAATATCATCTGCTGCCGAAGTACCTAAATTAGCAAACGCTTTATCTGCTTTATCACGCAACCATTTTCTTATTTGCCCCATATCTTGCGGTTGAGCAAAACTATCTCTAGCTTTACCAAACCCGTTACGCACACGACCATCTTTTTCTCTAATTTCTGCAACAACTTCTTTAACATCAGCGCCTTTAAAACCATGCGTCTTTTTAAAATCTTTATCAAGCAATATATTTTCAACATCATTCCAACTAATTTCCTCACCTGCACGCACCTTTGCACGCAAATCAGGAAAATATTCAGGAGGCAAAAAATCATTAACTTCATTAATAGCGTCTTCCGCTACACGATCAAATATTGTTCTATCCGCTCCTTTTCCTTCATGGCTTTTAATTTCAAACTTTCTACGCAAACGAGGAGTGTTCTCAATTAACGCACTAATAGCTGTAACCTTTTGAGCATGAGTTAACGCATCATTGTACATAATGTCATAAAACTGTATTTCTTTTGTACCAGTCCTAGACATTTGCATAAATGTACGAGTCCATGCGTTAACCATACGAGATGACCCAACACTTTTTTGCAAAATGTCAACTACTTCCCACGTTTCAGGCATGTTATTAACAACTTCTCTTTTAGCAGCAGCAACAGGACCACGCATAGCAGTATCTAAACTATTAGCGCTAGACAGTTGTTTTTCAGCTAAACGTTGAAATCTAATATCAGACCCCCACGCATTACCGAAAGTTGCGTTACCAATAGTCTGCCTTGGATACCCAGCTTTGTCCCACCACATATCAGCTTGGTCAAATAAACTAACTACCTTAGATTTATCAGCCCAGTTCATACCAAAGTTATAGTTGTCTTCAAGATACTTTATATCTCGCAATAACTGATCTCCGCTAGACGACAACCTTGAAGCCAACTCTAATACATCAGGGTCACCAGCAGCTTCAGCTATTATCCTAGCAGCTTCTGTTTGAAAACCATTAGCTAATTGTCTTGCAGAGCTTTTAACAGCGTAATCTTGCAAATTTTTAGTACGGTTTTTGTAATATCTAAAGCCCCAACCAGCACCTATTAACGGATTAATAATACCGCCAACTAACACACGTGCAGTAGCACCAATCCCTTGGTTAACACCATACTTTGAAAACTTAGCACCACTTTCTTTCTTTTGAGCAACTCTAGCATTATCAACACTACGTGTTGCAGTAGCATCCATAATCTCGTCTACATTCATATTTGCTTCATCAAGAACTTTAGCTATATCTACTAACGTCGCATCTGCATCTATTTCTATTTTGCTTCTACTCGCAATTTCTTCTCGCAAAGCAGCAGCAAAATCATCATCAGTCATATTCAAACCACGTGCCTGCATATTACGCACATACTTATTAAAACCTTTTTGAATAGTAGCCAACATAGGCAACAAACCTATAACCGCAGCAGCACGCAACTTCTCATCAGTTAACACACGTGCAGTCCACCTAGGCGATAACAACTTTCCAGAAGTCCAAACCTCTTGCAAACCCCTACCCAAAGTAACTGCGTTTGGAATAGCGCGCCTTTTAAAATCTTGAACAGCGCCTTGCTTTTGCGTTCCACGTTTACCGCTACCAAAATAATCAGTCTTATTAAACGACCTTTCTATTTCACGTTGCAACAAATCAAAACGAGGACAAACAGAACACTCACCCAACTGCGCTAAATTTAAATTATACGTATATATATCAATACCATCAACAGCAGGATTAGCTAAATACGTTTGCTGATTAGAACCATACGCACCTCTATCCTCAACAACCTCACCATTACGAGTTACAGCTTCACCACGTGGTCTACCTTCACCAATACCTTCATCAACAGTTAACTTAGTTTCCTTCATATCAATAACTTTAAAATGGTTTTGATCTAATTGATCTAAAAAGTTTGCTTGAGCGCCATTTAACTGCTTAACAAGAAAGCTATCAGGAACATCTACCAATTTACCAGCGTCATTGTAAACCTGAATACCTTCTTCTCGCATAAGATTCTCAGCTTTATGAATTAACGTGTTCATAATATCACCGTAATATTGAGCAAATTGAGAATAATCTGCACCCTCATACACATACCTTTGCCACGTAGCCATAATTTGATTAGCTTCAGCTTCTGAAAGTATTTGCTTACCATTCAACCTAAATTGAGAAGCATCCTCAATAATGCGCTCAAACATAATTGAAGACTGACCACCCATATCAGTAAAATGAATTAACCCTTGCGGAACACGACTAGTAATAACACGCAAAAATTTTGCACCTAACGGTGTAAACACCTGCGGATTTTCATACCCATACGAATACTTTTTGCCATGCTTATTATACGTAGACACAACAGTTTCACTATCAGTACGCCTTATTTTATCTAACGCAAGCCTATGCACTACACCAACAGGTTGATAAATTTTACGACTACCAACAGACTTAACAATACCATCAGCTAACAACGCACCCGACAAAATATCATCTGCAATAATTTGAGCAGTAACCCTTTCAGCATCACCCCATTGTTTTAACTGAGACTCAGGCAACACAACATCGCCATTAGCATCCAACGTAACTTTCTTTTGCTGCGAACTTTTTATCTGATTAGTTATATCAAAATGATAATCCCAATGCACCTCTTTAAGTATTTTCCCTTGTGCAGCTACTTCTAACTCTAACTTAGCGTTTTCACTTTTAACACCAGCAATTTTTACAGCTTCTTTTTGACGTTGAGCAACTAATGTATCAAGTTCTTTTTTAATTTCGTTTTGTTTTTTAGTGTTATTTCTTCTACGATTAGCAATAAGACGTTTAGTAGCTGCCTCAGCAGACTCAAGCCCATCCTCAGTAAGTCTACGTGCATCACGCAACTCAATAGGAGTAATTTTAGTAGATATAAGTTCACGTGCTTCCTCTAACTTTAACTTTTGAGCACGCAACGATTTTAATTTAGCATCAGATTTAGTAATACTTTTTTGTATACGAGTAATTAATCTATCGTTATCATCTAATTTTTTAATTTTCAGACCATAATCACTATCTAACAACTCGCCACCTTTTTTAATAACAGAATCTATCTCACCCTTAACAGTCATATCTCCCATGTACTCACGCAAAATTCTTTGAGCAGCAGGTCTACTAGGAGCAGTAGCCAACGCATACTGCACACGCTCAGGTAACTTTGTACCATTCTTTCTACCAGCAGCTTGCCTCCACGTAGCAGCCCGTTCAGCTACAAGCGCACGATCAGCTTTAGTAGCAACACCATTGTTACGGTAACTAGCACTAAAATTAATATCGTCAAGCCGCCCACCTGTTACAGCTTCCCACGTTGATTCAAACCATCTACTAGTAGACATGCCTTTAGCAGTTTCAGTAGTAACAGTTTTACGCAACGCTAAATCTTGTTCAGTAATATTATTTACTTTGTTAAACTTATCTTTAACTTTAGAAACCATACCTTGCGGTGCAGTCATATCTGCTGGTCGTTGAATAGCAGAAGTAGTAATATCTTTATCGTAAGCAATTTTACGAGGCATAGTTACACCATCTTCAACAACCCATATTTTATCAGGCATAGCTTGACGCACAGGAGTATAAGGCAAACCAAACCGATACTGCCTAACTATGTCGCCTTGATCGTTTATTTTAACTATTGCAGTTTCGCCACGTGCAACATTTGTGCCAACCCGAACAGCTCGTTCTATAGGGTCTTTCCATTCTTTATATAAATCTGCTGTTCCTGATATTATTACAAACAAATCATTTGTTTTAATAGCGTTGTATGCTTCTTGGTCAAAAGGGTCTATGCCGTATAGCCCAGCACCAAGCGCTCCTCCTGCTGAACGCTCTTGATTATAGGCAATATCGTATGCTTGTTTCCATTCATTAATATCAAACACACGGTCATACGATTCAAAGTTAAACAAATTTAACGGATTGCCATTTAAATCGTCTTGCACTCTATTAACCATTGTAAATATCATTGACAAAGGATTATCTACACCATTATTAAAAACGTAATGCAGTCCTTCAACACCTTGACTAATAGCAGGTCTTGTTACATTTCGTATTTCTGACGGAAATGCACCAAAAATGCCACCGCCAATACCTTTAGGCGCAAACAATCCATACCCTGACCCCGTGCCTTCTACACCTTCCATTGGCAAACCCAAAACATCACGCATCATGTCTTGTTGAGCAAACTCTATAACAGCAGCTAACGGGTCTTCCCAAAATCCTGTTCTGCCATTTAAGGCAAAACCTTGTTGAATAAATAAATCGTATGTAAGGTTTTTGGTAACAACTCCAACTGTCCCTCCAATACCACGAAACAAATTAGTTGTAGCTATGACAGGGCGTAACGGTTGCTTTACTATATTAGCAGGGTCTAACCTAACAGGCTTTGCACCCAACGCAAAAGGAATGTCAGGAATAGCGCCAAGCGCATCATCTGCTTTATCCTTAATAAAATCGTATAAACCCACGTTAAGAACCTAGTTCTTCAATAGGTCCAATCGCTACACGCATTTCACGAACTATCTGCCGCAACTGCTGAGAAGAATCTCTTCTAGAAGCCATACCCTCTAACGTAGCCAACGCAGTTAACATCTGAAACTTACGTTCTTCACTTATAGGCTCAGGCATACGCCGAGTAGTTTGAGCCGTTTGTATAGGTTCAGCACCCCGCTCAGTAGGTCTAGCAAACGGTTGCTCACCAGCTCGCATAACAGGAACAGGAGGTTCTTCCATTTGAGGCAACGGCACAACAGATTGAGCTTCACGTTGCTCTTTAACTTTACCATACTGTTGATTAGTAGCGGCTTGTATTTTTTGTCCTTTACCTTTACGTGGCATTACAACGCTCCTAATAGTTGACGCAACCCAGCAGCTCCGCCTTCAGTAGGAGGAGGAGAAGCCATAGCTTCTGCACCTGCACCGGCTTGAGCTATACCGGATTGCGCTTCAGGGGATGTAGGCGGAACCATAGTGGCTTGCCTTTCTTGTGCTTCACGCTGTACTTTTTCAACAGCGCCAGCAAGTTCTTCTTTATTAGTTTTAACAAGATCAATAATGCGAGCAATATCAGACGGTGGTATAGCCCCTGACGCTGCTTGCTGTTGCAAACCAGATAACAAACTTTGTTCTAACTGTTCAGCAGTAACGCTATCACGTTCTGCTTCAACATCTTCAACAAGAGGGTCTAGTTTCATAAACGATTCTTTTGACATTGTACCCATTCCCAGCCTTTGACCACCAGCAATAACAAGATTGTTAATGTCAGCCCCAGCTTGGCTATAAGATACCACGTTGTCATCCGTTGTGAAGTGTTTGTTTGGGACATAATCTACCTTGCCTTTAACTTTCCCCATAGAAATATAAAACGATTTAGACGTATTGCCAGCGTATTCTTTAGCCATAGCAATAGCTATTTTGTTTTCAGCTTCTAATGAACGAGCAAGTATTTTTTGTGACTCTTGCACAGCAAAGTCAACAACAGCAGATAACACAGCATCGCCACGGCGACCAGTACGAATGTTACTCGTAGATTCTCCACCAAATTCGGCAGGCACACCAGCAGTTAAACGCTGCGCTCTTTCTAAACGATCAATAGCAGGGTTAGTCATAAACCCTACGTTTAATTGCATGTCTCTTAAATCACCGCCACGAAGCACACCAACTTCACCAGTTAAACCATTCGCAGGATTAATAATGTTAGGTTGTTCACCAGCACGACCTACTAACCATGTATCAGGAAAAATACCTTTTTGCACAGCTATAACTTCTAACGCCATAAGCTTGGCTTGTTGCTGATACATTCCTAGTATGCCGTCAAACTGACCGTTAGGTTCATCTAACGAAATACGTTCCGCCATAACAACAGGGCAAATACCTGTAGGGTTTTGCACACGTTCTAACTCAGCTATAACAGGTTCAGCGTCACCAGAACCAATAGTATGTGCAGGATTACGCAACGCTACAAGCACATACTCTTCATGGTCAACATACTCAATAAGTTCAACAGCTTTATGCGTATCATACGGGGCATCAGCAACGCCAGCAAAACGCAACGCAGCATCAGGATAATGTCTACGTATCCAACCAAACGAACGCTCATAACCAAACACACAATCCGAAGGACTTATCCCATCAGAGCCACGCAAATTAGACGGATACGCAGTTAACGGGTCACGCACATGCCATGTAGGGCAACCCTTTTCCATATCAAACCGAATCTGCACAATCGTATTGTTGTAACCAATTAAATGCCTTGCACGTTTAGCAAGTTGCATATCTATACGAGAGTTTTGCCACCAACCAAACAACGCTTTACGACGAATCGCAGAAAACTTTTGTGCCTGCTTAGACGTTTCATCTTCAGGCGGACATATAATATCAGGAGTAACAGACGCTATACGCATAGCAGTTTGATCTAAACCTTGCGCTAACAAATTAGCAACAGAAGAAGCCTCAGTAGAATCTATTTCAGGCAACGGCACAATAACATCACCATTGTAATGGTCACGTATTAAACGCATTTTTTCTTTTACACCAGCATGGTTAGATGAACGGGTGTAGTACAGGTCTACAATTTCTTCTGCTGTTTTCATGTGTTAACTTTCTGTTACCCAAGAAGGTCGCCACAGTCTAAGCGGCTCAGACGGAGGCACGTATAATTTTTCAAGATTATGTTCTACGAACCATTGTGCCATCACACAGTCGTCAGTTCTAGACCCTGTGCCTTCTGGATTCCATTTTGTTACTTCATTAACTAATTTTAACGAATGCGGTCTAGCATTAGTACGTTGCTTACCAGCAAGCCTAATACGACCTAAACGATACAATGGTGCAAGCATTTGCACACCATACTTAGGGTCACCTTTATTTCTAGAATGCGTGTAATGCGGAATAAGCTCTACACCACGCAACGCAGACCACCGTCGGAAATGATCGTACTGCAAAATAAACTTTTGAGCAGCGTTAGCTTCAACTATCCAATGTGTAATTGGGTGACCTATTTCGTTACTTATTTGCCACCACTCTTCAGCTATACCAGTAAACCGTTGCGTGTCATGGTTCCAATCAAGAAACGACGGTGCATCCATTTTTTTTCTATACGACTCTAACAAATACCTGTACTCTGATTCAGGACAATACGCCCAACATTGCAACGCCCAAAAATTAGACGGTGACGGGTCAGCAGATGCTATAACCATAACTTCGCCAGCTAAATATTTTGGCACTTCCCACAAATCACGGTCTTCATCCCAACAACCAACGTATTGCACACCATTGTCACCAACACCGCCACTAATCCATAAAGGGTCTACTAGTACAGACGACGGGTCAGTGTCTTCTTGTTGGTACAGTATTTCGTAACGGTCAGGTGTTTGCGCTTTAATATGTCGTATACGTCGCCAAGGTAACCTACGAGGATATAACAAACAACCTTCAGGATACGCAACGTCACTAGGTTTATGTAAATGATTGCACCTGTCATCGTAGTGCGCTTTAAATTTAAGATGCGTATACTTACGTTCGCCTTCTGTATCTACTTTATTTTCATCAAGTTCTTCAACATCGTTTTCGTCATCTATTGGAGCAATCTTATCTAACGCATAGCGGTAAATATCGTCAGAAGCCATACGTTGTCCTTGCAATATAAGTAACCCAGCAGGCTCTAACCGTGTTTCGGCTACTTCATCCCACCACCGATACATGTCAGAACGAGACTCAGAGTTACGCATTTTGCGAGGGTCCCAAACGTCATCCCAAATAATAAGATCAAAACGACCACCTAAGAAACCAGAGTCCATACCAAACGCAGACCACGACGGTTCTTTCTGCGATAACGGCACATCACCTTGTTGCACTACAGTAAACGCTTCAGCACGCCAAATTTCTTTAGCGTCAGGCTTAAACTGCCCAAAGTCTTGTTGCATAGTACGTTCAGCGTCAACCGCTAAACCTAACTTAATGTCGTTTAGCTCAGCACGGGCAACATGCTCACGTTCAAACTCCGCTCTCAAACGCCGTGTATACCATTCAGCGAGACGTTGGGTTGAGGAACCGAGCATCCCTCTAATGGCTCTGTTACGAACCGTTGCCCATGCTGGCAGAACTTTAGCAAAAAAGGTAGATTTTCCACTTCCAGGTGGTGCATTAATAACACAATATTCTTCCAATGGTGTTTCAAATAGTTCAAATATTTTCTCTGTGGCTTCTATTTGCCACGGCTGCAAAATAATACCAAAGTAACGCAACGCAAATTTTTCAATATTATCCCAACACTCCTGAACTTCCGCATCTAGCTCCTCATACACAGGTATAGTAGATACACCCACACGTTCAGTTTGCTCTTTAGCGACAACATAGTTGCGTGTAGACACACGCCCAGACTCATTGTCCCTAGCTGAATGATAATTAACGCCAGCCTGTTTAGCAGCCTGATACATACTTAAACTGCGACGCAGCAATAAATACTCAGCCCACTTTTCTACAGGTGTAGCTTTACCAGACCCCATCTACCACTTAGTCTTATTAGCCCAATACGCAGCAGACATCTTGCCCTTAGAAATATTCTTAGCATGACGAGCCTTAAACGACTTACGCCTAGCTTTATCTTTAGCAGTCTTAGGATTCTTACCAGCACCAGACACACCCTGCTGACCAAAACGAATAGTCTTAATCTTATCACCTTCTTTAGCCACAACAACATGCGACTTTGTAGGATGCTTAGGAGTACGCTTA